GTTTAAGCTGGACATATGCGGGGAACTTAATTTTGTCGACGAGTTTTTGGTCGTATCCAGAAGCCAACATAACCGGGTATGACGGGATAGTTCCTGGCCAAATTTTATTAATGGTTGCTTCGGAGACTCCGCAACGCATGTCTTTCGCAATAATACGCTCAATGATTTTTGCATCTTCATTACTAAGTGATCCCAGTGTGGTTTGTAAATGGTCTATTGCTGCGTTACCTGTTAAAGCACGACTAGAAAGTAATTCTAATTGATCTAATGCTTCGACAAGTGACTTTTTATTACTAACTTCGTAATTTGGGATTTTACGAATATAGAATTGAGTAAATGGATCTAATGCCAGATGAAACACTCGCTTTAGTAAGTCATTGTTCTTATTCTTAATAAGAATTGCTTCCTTAGCAAGACGAGAATTATCAGATGCTAATTGATCTACGATTGTATAAATTTGACTCATTCTAACTCCTTTGTGTCATAATTATAACACCTTTTGTAATAGAAGTCAAGCGACCCTTTCGAGAAAAGGGTTGAAGTGGGGGGTTATTGTAAACCGCAAAGTATACTTGGATGTTTCATCTAGTAACTTTTGCTTTGCATCTTCAACCTTTTCTAGATTAGCGTAAACTCCTACAATATGCTTACGCTTAACTCGCTTAATGGCATCTAGATATTTTGCCTCGAGAATATATTGATTAAACATTATGTGCGAACCCATTCTTTCTGATTAGGATCAAATTGAGCGAATCCTTGACCTTCGTAAGCATCTTCTACAAAGTCTAGATTACCACTAAAATGGAATCCTGCTCCTCGTAGGAACATTTCAAACTCTTGTAAAATATCTGGTAAATATTCCTTATTAAATTCTAACGTTATTTTTTCACCCGTATTGTGTTCTGAAATAAATGTAAATTTAGGCATATGTTTTATCCATTGTAGATGTGTTGGTAATTGCTTGATACATAGATTCAAATTCTTCGTGCTCTTCAACTTCTAAGCTGAAATTTTGCTTGTGATAAGTTTTAGCCATACGACGGAATGTCTTTTTGGATAAATTTTGCTTATCGCAAATTTCATTAATTGCTTCACGAATAAACTCTCGCTCACCTTCTGCTCTTGCCATAGATGCACTAATTTCTTTCATGCAATCTAGGATAGCTTTACGGTCTGCTGGGCTTGATGGTACTATCATAATAAAGGTTTCCTTTCTATATCTTCCTCTTCACACTTTTCACCATATTGAATTTCTAAAACTTTCAAGGGCGCATCTGTCTCATTACTTAACTGATGCCATTCCTCTTTATTGATTGTTGCTGTGCCAAATTTAGGCCAAAATGCGTTACCTCGTAACACAACTTGTTCAACTCCGTTTTGATCTGGATACATAGTGTAAATTTTGGCTATACCTTCAGTAACTATCCAAAACTCACTACGATACTGATGTCTTTGCATACTAAGTTTTTGACCTGGATTTACTACAAGTTCTTTGACTTTAAAGTTTGGTCCAAGTTCTTCGATCACTCGGTAGTATCCCCAAGATCTCTCTGTTATATTATTTTCCATTTATCGCCTCATACTAGAAATAGATTTTGCCTCATCGTCGCTGAAGATAGGCACGGCATTAGACTTGTGCATAGTTCCAATGCCTAACATCTTTGTGCCTGTATATTGTGGGATTTGTTTTGAGCTTGCAATACCGTCGCCTGTATTTCGGCTAGGTATATTTGCTGTACTACGACCGATAGGTGTAGATAACTTGTAAACTAAAGGCTCTGCTGCCATTGCTCGTTTACGTTTCTTTTCTTCTTGTTCAATACCTTGCTTTTTAAGCAATTGCTTCCATGCTAAATCTAACTCTCGCGATTTGCGAGCCTCATCCGCATTACGAAACTTGAACTTGCCTTTTTTCTTACCCGAAGTAGAAAGCCAAGGACCCACAATATGCATCGTCATAAGATCTCCTCAAACATAATATATTATAACATCTTTTTCAACGGTTGTCAAATGCTCTGTATTGATATTCTGACCGATTTCTCGCATCGTACTGCGATTCGGGTAAAAATGTTCCTTGGTCTGACCATTTCTCTTTAGGTTCTGACGGTGGCTCTTTGAACAGGGTCAGGATACGTTCAAAGATTCCGATTTTTTTGCTTTAGTCGCTCCCTTTGCCTTTGTTAACTTCTCTAACTCCTTGGGGAGCGGAGCAGGTAACAATCCGGGAAAGGCTTCTCTAACTATTTCTTCTTTTAATTGTTTGTATTTAGTTTGAAGTTTTCTATCTTTAGCTAAAATAATAACCTCAGCCTCAGACCAATGAATTCCCTCTAAAAATTGAATAAAAAGTTGTTCTTTACGTATCTTAGTTATATTTACATTAGCATCTAACCAAATATAGAAACGACGAAATTCTGAATACAAATTAGTTTCAGAATATCCAACGGGAATAGACGTGTCCTTTTTAAACGGGGGCTCGCCTTCGGGTAATTGCACTTTCACATTAGGATCAAAATTGATCTGTAAAATTCCTCGTAGGATAGGATGATCGTAGGCTCGTAATACACCGATTCTACTTTCTTTACTACCTGCTTTTTCTAATTCCTCAAAAATTTGTGGTATGGTTGTTCTCATTAAAATTCCTCAATTAATTCTAGCATATTCTTCATTTTATTTTCAACGAAAAATGTTAGTAACTTACTCTTATCCTTTTTAGGCTGTTCCTCAAAACTATTTATAATAGCATCACTAATTTTAGTTGGGATACAGTCGAAACTAACTAAATTGCGATTGCGTTCATAGTTCGCTTTAAATTCCATATCTTGAGGCATCTCATCTGGATCTTTATACCAAATATCTACCTTATCTGACCTGATTGCTTTTTGTCTTGTGCCAGTAACAATACTATCATCTGCAGATAATACGTTAGGAATGCCATCACCTTTGTCACCTCGGATAATATGATCAAACAAATATTTCTCAGGGCTCATATCCGACTTAACATATTTCTTTTGTATTGGTGAGAATTGTTTTACATTCTCATACTTTTGAAGTTGTATAAAATCATGATCTCCTGATAATACTAAGAATGGCTTTGGTTCATCAAATAGGACACTACTTGTATCATTTGTCTGAGACCATTTTGCGAGTACAGCAATTACATCGTCAGCTTCTGCACCTTCGACATTAATAACCTTATAAGGAAAGAATACATCAATCTCACTACGAATAAGATTTAATGCCTCAAAAATTTGTTTCCAATCAAGACCGGAATCTTCTCTTGCCTTTTTGCGACCTGCTTTATAGTATTTAAAATACTCACGACGCCAATAAGATTGATTGTCACATGCAATAACAATCTCACCGAATTCTTTACCGAACTTTTGTTTATAACTTCTGATAGAATTCAGAATCATATGACGTAGAAGTGGAACTTGCACCTCGATGTCTTTTCGGTTACCTATTTCCATCATCATATTTGAGATGGCTGTTTGATTAAAGTCAACTACTATCATAATTAAATATTTGGTTTGATTGTTGTGTTTCCTGCGACAGGAATTGCCGTAGAACTTACTACTGTTACTACATTTCCATCTGCAGCATAATATGCTGTTCCAGATTCTTGCTGTGCCTGTATAGCAGATGCATAAACAGACAATGTGGATTTTACATTTGACTTTAAAGTTAAATCATATACTTGGCCACCGCATCCTGTTAATATATTAAATACTATTTGCGTAATTTGAGACTGAACCGCACTACGTATTGCTGCTTTATTTACTTGTTGCAAATAATTAGTATTCAATGTATCAATAGATGATTTGAATGTTGCAAGAGCAGTTGTATAATCAGCATATCCTGTTGCGTTGACAAGCTTTTCTTTTATAGCAGCAATCGCATCACCATTCTTTAAAGAATCTATTAATGCCTTAATATCAATATCAGGAACATCATTATTCGGAGAACACGCCGAGCCTAATAAGTCTTGCAATGAGCATCCACCCGCAATATTTGTTGCGGATTGCGGAGTCAATCCCGTAAGCCTATCCGTATTAGTCTTATGGGTTTCCATTGTAGTTTTAAATGCTGCCAATGCAGCAACTTCTGAAACCAAGTCTGCTCTATCGGCAGCAATGTCAGCGAAACCTGTTCTTGGAGTGGTTATAGATAAATCATCTATGCCTGCAATACGTGTCTGTGCAGTAGTTGTTTTTGTATTGATAACAGTAACAGTACTATCAATAACTGTACCTAATGGATTCTCAAAGAACTGCCCGTTGATACGCTCCATTGTATCATTAAAACTTGTTGCTGCTTGTTGCGCTTGATTAATTGTCGCTGTTACTTGATCAACTAAACTTTTTAACTCTGATAATCCTTTTGGAAGGATACCTGAGGCAGCAATGATCTGTGGAGATCCCTGACTTAACTGAGAATATACTTGTTGTAGGGGATTGCCACCAATCTGAGATAAAATTATCTTGATTAGTTGACAATAACTTAAATTTAAACCTGCCATATAGTTACCTTATAATTTTTAAAATGATTGTATCTATATTTATCCGACCATTAACATTCTGTTCTTTAGCCTTGATGCTATCTAAGAAAGATCTAAGTTTAACTTTACCTGACGATAATAAGTCTTTAATCTGTTCATCGGGTTTTCTTAGTGTCTTCTGTTTAGATTTATCAGGAGACCAATTTTGTAATGCTGTACCTTTTACAGTCATTCCTTTTGTCGATTCAGATGTATAGACTGCTAACTTACGTGTCTTAGTATTAAACAACCATACTTGTTCGGCGCCTACTAAGTCTAATGCTTTGACTGATGTTAATCCTAGTTCTTCATCTTTTAACTTATACTTTAAGTTCTTAATCTGAGTGATTGCTGGTTTTTCTTTAGTCGCTCTAGGCTTACGATTAGCTTTCTTGAATTGACCATACCGAATAGAATCTTCTACAAAGGTTTCGAATAATTTAACAATGCGTTTTAATTTACGCTTGTCGAAATTAGAATAACCCTCGACTACTTGTGAATCTTTGCTGTCAACTACTTCTTGCCATTGTGCTAGTTTCTTCTCTGCCCAAGCTTTAACTTCTGTTACATATGGTGCAGGTATTTGATTGCCCTTTAAATGATTATAAAGATTAAAGTCTTTATCTTCGGTACAAAACTCATCTACAAACCCTTCAAGCTCACCGATATACTCAGATGCCTTTTCTTTAATTGCATCTTGAATAGACGGTCGTTTAACTGTAGCAATTGGTGTTTTTACAATTACTGTTTTAGACTTAGCATCGAGAAGTTTTTTACCGATTGCGAGTAATCGATTAAGTTCTGCGTTAAAGCCTGCAAGATGATCTGCACGAATATTTGCACCTTGTAATAACATACGAGCCATCCAGCCATATGTCATGTGAACATCTTTCTCATCTACCTCAGCAAAGATTTTAGATGAGCTTGGCATATTGTGCTTTACATATTGTGTAAAGTATTTGTGAGCATCGCTTCTTGTTTTATCCGTACTATACCAATTATTGATTCGCATCAATGTAATTACATAATTATCTGACTGTGGGTCTAATTTAGAAACCAAAGGTTCAGATGATAGAACTTTGCTTGCATCATGCTCACGTTTAGTAGCCATTTATTCTCCAAGTTTAAAGTTGATTTGAGTAATAGAATCATATCTACAAGAACGCCACTCACCTTTTTCTAGATCAAAGATAGACAGAACATCGTCATTTTCTTTTTTGACGCGATCTGTTTTCTTTTCGATTGTAGGTAACATGGATTCTACTAAGGTACACTTCATTTGCCTTATTGTATCATCTTTCTTCTTGAAAGTCAAGTCTACAGTATTCGTTTTCAGAACACCTACTAACCATTCTTTAAAAAGCTTTTGCTCATCAGCGGGAGCTGACTTATACCACTGTAAGTCCTTCAACTTTGAATTCATCATATATCGCCTTTAACATTGTTTCAACTCTATTGTCTACATGGTAATTATAACAGGAAATGGTGTGCCTGTCAAGCACTCCTTGAGTACCCCTTTCGTCGAAAAGGTTATTCGCTTTTTCCGTGATTTCTAATGGATTTTGGATATCCTCATAATCATAAAATAAACAATGATCCCAGATATTTAGAATATCTTTATGGTATTTTAATGATCTTGGAATAATTGGAACTCCGCCCGTAATTAATGCATCAAATGTTCTAATAGGCGCATCATTTAAAACAGGAACAATCCAATGTGCTTTATGACTACACCATTCAGTAAATCTATCTAACATATCTCTGCTATGATAAGATCCATCTACAAGTTTTACACTGGGTAATGTCTGATGTAGTATAGTTAAATTCTTTTGACGTAATGGGAATTGAGGATATTCAATATGAGTACCTAGGGGTTCGTTTGAACGCTCAGTATTCATAATTAAATCTTTATGCTCTTCAAGATAAGCTTTAGACCATTGAATAGTCCCTGAACCAACAGGACCTGCCATAATATTATTATAGCGAGATAAAAGTTCTAACTGATCTGCGTGTGTTGGGACATAAAGATCAGATGCCGCTGCTAACATAGATGATAGAGCAAACCAATGGTGATTATCAAAATCCCAGATAACAAATAAGCAACTAGGATTTCTTAAATATATGTCAAAGTATTTTCCCAGGTGATTATCTACCATTACGTTATTGTTACTTAGTATAACGATAGAATTTGGCTCGAAAGATTCAATACTCTGCATATTGAAAAATTCAATAGTTGCTTTAGGGGGTTTATATGTGACTGCGTGAAATATATGGTCAGTCAAATATAATTTACCTGAAAAGCTATCCTTTAAAGTTTGTTTTAAAGTACGAACTCTTTGGTTTTTTAATTTAACCAACTCATATATTGCATCCTGCTGAACCAATGCGCTTGAATTAGCAACCAGCCCTGCGACTTGGTTGCTAATTTGGTTTGATTGATTCAATCTATCCGCCAATGACATAGCGGGTGGCATACTGTAAATTACTGACATCTATTACCTTTCAATTCTAACATCATATAAGATGTCGTTTATGCTTTTTCAGCGATCTTTTCTTGTGTTCTACCGTAAGCAGCAATTCCAAGAACAGCACCCATTGCGATATGGTATAAACCTGCGCCTTGTAGTGTTAATGGTTGCCATTGGCTTGTAACTTGCCCGCCCGTCAATGCTTGTAGCAAAGACCATAAAACTGGGAATATAACAAAGTCGGATGTACATGTTAACATATAAATCCATCCCATTACAGGACGCCATTTTTTATTAATCCAATCAGTTGCATCTTTATCTAATGCGACAGTAGATCTACCACCTTCGCTCAATGCGCCACCGCCACTTTTTAACATTTCAGGATTTCCTGATTGGAATCCATTTGGTGGAGTCGCATTTGCATTAAATGGTGTTGGATTTTTCTTTTCTTGTTCTGCGTGATCGTCCCATGCTGGCATAACTATCTCCTAGTTTTTTATTTTTATTGTTTAGGTGCTTTAGTAGTTTTTCTTACTACTGTCTTTTTTTCGCCTGTTGCTGTTTTTGGAGTAGATCTTTTTACTCTTGCAACTTTTGCTGGCGTTTCTTCAGGAACAACCACAGTTTGGACAATATCGTCTTTTGTAACGATTGGTGCAGGACCTGTAGGTGTAAGGGCAATAACTTCTGTTACTTTTTCCTCGTTTTTCTTCGGTCCAAGACCAAATAATTTTCTAATAATGCTCATAGTCTATCCTTAAAATAATACTAATTATTTATATATAAGACTTTAGGCAAATTCCTCGTGTAAAAACGTCTGTACTCGGAATCTCTCGGGTAACTCGGCAAAAGTACCAATTTCTTCGGAAGTTTCATCTAATTTGAACATTGGCATATCATCAAGTTCACCTGCGAATACGATACTCAAGGTACAATATTCAGTATTCCGGGAAAATGAATTGGCGGTGTACTGATCTTCGTAAAATCCAATAGGAAGCAAGGGTCCTTTAAAGTTGATACCTATTTCTTCTTTAATTTTACGCCTAGCTGCATCTTCAGCAGTTTCACCTTTATGGATTCTACCGCCAATAGGCCAAAATACACCTTTACAGGGCTCCTCAGTTCTTTTAATTAGAACAACTCCGTCATTATATCGTAGACATACATCTACACATAAATTCACGGTATTGCCCAGAATCTGCTTATACAATTTATCCGGGATAAAACTCATATTTTTCCTTTTTTACGTTTCGGCTTTTAACGGCCGGCCAGATTTTATCGGTTTTTATTCTCATTCCGATAATTACCAATTATTCTCATCTACGATCTCTTTAGTCACCGATACGTTATTATGACCCTGAACCGAGGCGGTAACAGAGACCTTTAATATTTGTCCAATTTCATGACTCTCGGATTCAATCGTAAAGTAGTGCGATCCAGGAAACGAATCAATAAAGTTTTTGATCTCTCGCAATTCGTCTTTGTTCATCGTAATTTTATTTCTATACTTTTTTGTCATAATTTTCTCCTATTCGGGCTGATTCAATTAATTCTACAACTCCATGCTTTTTAATATAGAGTTTATACCGATTATGCTCATATAGAGTGTTCTCGGAAATTCTATCATCTTTTTGCTTAGAGTATTCTTTATTTCGCTCGGCAGATGCTACTCTGACGTATTCGTCATTTATTAGTTTTTCGATTTTCATTTGAATAATTTCGCGAATGAATATGTAGCATCTTTTCCAAGTAATTCTGCTCGTTCTTTAACATACTCTATGGCTTGTTTAATTTGTTTAATATCCTTACGCTTAAATGCTGTGCCAATGTAGTATCCTTTTACCTCGGTTAATCCCATTAGATCATAACGATTCTTAATGTATGTGTATACGGGTAAGGGTTTAGCACTCTCACGCATTTCGGGTTTACGGCGTCTATATTCTTCTTTCTTTTTTAAGACATATTGCTCAAACTCCGCAGGATTCCCAGCCACAATGTAGATTGTTTCTCTACCGGGTATTTTGTCTACTTCGGGATTATCCATTTGTTTGAGTAGGTATTCATCCATGTTATCTACTCGGTAATCCTCGGTGTCATCTAGAACGGCGAGAGGATAGGTGTTAATGTTGGACATATTATAGTAACTTTTTCTGGGAAAATTTTTCTGGGGGAAATTTTTTTTAGAAAAGATATTGAGAAAAGAATAATGGATGAATATAATAGCAGGTCGCTATAGCCTATTATAGCACCCGACCCTTTCTGTAGCATCATTTAGGGGGGTCTAGTCTATACCCCTAACGCCGTTAAGGGTACTGTTTTTCTGTTATAATAGCACTCGTGCCTGATTAAAAGGGCTCGCATGTGACGCTAACGGGTACTTGTACCTTTGAGCCTACATCGGTGCGTACTGATAAGAAGTGCGTTACAGGTTGCATCTTAGACATGATACACATCTTTTGTGCTTGTCTTACTTCGTGAGGCTCCATTGCTTCAGGGCCATCATAATTGCGTAGCTTATAGATGGTTTGTGGGGGTTGCGGTGGAGGGGGTGCCATGCGATAAGGTGGCTCTGGGGGAAGGGGCGCTGGGATGATAACCGGGGGCTTGCTTGTGCCACAGGCTGTTAGTAATATAAGGGGTAATAATATAAGGGTTTTCATGAGGGTTGTTCCGTGGGTTTATGTTGCTTAATTTTAACGGGTTTGTCTGTTTCTGTCAACACCGTTTGGTCATCTTGGTCCCAATACGTTTGACATTGCTTGATGGAGTTGCCATATGATTGACACATTTTCATATATGCTTCACGTTTGGTGTCAACAACGGTCTCTTCTTTCAATTCAGGCTTGGCGGGTACGATGTCTTTCACCATACCTTCTGCAACTACGTCACCCATTTTGTCAAGGACATGGTACGCCTTCCAAAATGCTGCCGAACCGTTTATGGAAAAAAGGAGCCATCCGAAGAAGACTCCTAAAATTAAATTGTGCATAATTTACACACCTTGAGTAATAACATACTTAGCGAGCTTGCGCCAATCGCCACCTTCTGCGCGTATCTTTGTCGTCGCAATCAAAGTTCTCAAACTCAAATTGCTGACGCTGTTCATGTGCTCACGAATAAAGTTGATTGCGTCTTGCTTAAGACCCTGAGCATAATCGCTGAGGAAAGCTGGGTCTGCAACCAACACCTCCATGCGTTCAACTTTCTGCTCTGTCGTCATGCTTAAGTCAACACACATTGCTCGCGATCTAACTGCTTGGTCTACGCGATCTAGATCCATGTTACTGATAAACACGATGGTACCTGTAAACTTGAAGGACTTTGGTAAGTCGTCATCTTTAAAGTCTGCGTTCCAGGAGATCCAACGCTCGCCGTACGAGTCTAACGCGCCCTTCAATAAATTAAGTGCTACTGGATCCTTGAGAACGCTGTCACAGTCGTCAAACACTAGCACCTGGCCATTGCCTTCGAACAATGTGCGATACAGGCCCTTTGCTGTACTAAAGCCCTTGATCAAACGAAATGCTCGCGTTGTGTTTATACGCTCGCCAATCGCAAACTGCGCTAAGTCTGTGGTGTCTTGCATATCATTTGACTTCAATGCCTGCAACACTGTGTGCGTCTTACCCAGACCGCCCTGGCCTGTAATAATTGCTGATGCGATAGTCTTCTTAGCCACCATCGAAACCATTTTCTCAACAAAAGCGAAGCGCTCGTTGATACCAAATTCTGATACTGCAGCAGTCTTATTGTTCTGCACTGTACCTACAGTAAAACCCTGCTTTGCGAGCTGGTCAATTACATATGACTCATGTCGTGAGCGTGATAACATCTTACCGTCAACAAAACCCTCGAAGCGATTCTTTGCAGAATTGAACTTTACTGATACTTCCATTTTGTTTCCTTTTTGCTGTAACATGTGATTATTATAAATGCTTTTGGACAATCTGTCAACCTATACCCTTATACCCACAAGGGTTAAAGGGTTAATCCAAATAGTTCTCAACATGCTGAACTAGAGAGTTCAACGAATCTTCCAAATCCGAAAAACAGTCCAAATC